AGTTTTTCCGCGATATGTCGGACTATTTGGATGCGGAGCTGGTGGCGAACGTCGTTACGGCGGCGTTTTCGATGTTTATCGAATTGAGTCCGGAAAAAATTCCGCTATATCCGGCGCAGGAGTTTCGGACCGATTACGAAACGGTTTATCGCGGCGACGGGACCACGTTCGAACGCAGTTATCAAGAAATGGTGCCGGGGCAAATTATGTACGGCAACGCGGGCGAAAAACCGCACGTCATAAGCGCGCAGCGACCGGGGGCGACGTTTGAACCGTTTGTCCGGACGATCGCGAAGTCGCTCGCGAATTCGGTCGGCGTTCCGCATCCGGTTTTGTTTCGGGATTTCGAGGGCATGAACTATGCTTCGTATCGGTCCGCGATGTTAGAGGCGTGGCGGGTGTTCAAGGCGCGGCGCGTTTGGCTTGCCCAGGGGATCGCTCAACCGACTTATCGGATGTTGATCGAGGAAGCGTATTTGCGCGGGCGGTTAAAGGTCCGGAACTTTTACTCGCGCATGGCGGAGTTGACGGCGGCGGAGTGGATCGGACCGCCGAAGGGACAGATCGAGCCGGTCAAAGAAGTCCAGGCGGACGTTATCGCGATTCAAAATAATTTAAAATCGCGCGAGGAAACAATCCTTGAACGCGGCGGCGATCTGAATACCACGTTTAAGAAGTTGGGCAAAGAGCAGGCGCGGTTAAAAGAGCAGGGGCTTGACGAACAAAAGATGGAAATAACCGACGACGAGGACGGCGGGGACAATGGAACCGAGTGATTTCGCAAGAGCGGCGGCGTGGTTGATCCGGTCGAATGATTACGAGGAAATCGCGCGTCAATGGATCGGATGGAACGAAAAAACGAGCGACGAGCAGTCGGCGTTGATTATGCGCGTAAAGCAGGACGACAAGGATCGACCGCTTTATGCTCTTGACGATTCCGGCGTCGCGACGATCGAAATTCGGGGACCGTTGTCAAAGCGCGAAACGTTTTTTTCGTTTTTGTTTGGCGGCGCGAATTACGAGCGAATTGGGAAAGCGTTCCAGGCGGCGGTTGATGACGCGTCGGTCAAGTCGATTTTATTTCGCGTCGATTCTCCGGGCGGCGTTCTGACCGGACTCGATTCGTTAGCGGATCAGGTATATCAAGCGCGCGGGTCGAAACCGATCGTCGCATACGCGGACGGTCTGGCGGCGAGCGCGGCATATTGGATCGCGAGCGCGGCGGATACGGTCATCGCGGAGAAAACCGCGCAAGTCGGATCAATCGGCGTTCTTTTGGTTCATACCGATTTCAGCGAATACGACCGCAAGCAGGGAATCAAGACAACATATTTGACCGCCGGAAAATATAAGGCGATCGGGAATCCGGATTCGCCTCTTGACGAGTTTTCGCGGTCGGTTCTGCAGGAACGGCTTGATTTCTATTATGGAATTTTTCTTGAGGCGGTCGCTAGGAATCGCGGCGTTGACGAAACGGCGGTCGTCTCCGATATGGCGGACGGGCGTGTTTTTATCGGCGAGCAGGCGCTGAAAGCGGGACTTGTCGATTCAATCGGAAATTACGAAGCGGCGCGCGAGCGCGCGGCGTCGATGGCAAATGATGGCAATACACGAAAACAAGGAGCAATCAAAATGAGTGAGATCAAAACGATCGAAGCATTGACCGAAAAATATCCGAGTCTGGTCGCGCAGATCGTCGAGCAGGCCGAGCAAAACGGCGAATCAAAAGCGATGGAAACCGTCGAGCAGGCGCGCGACGGCGAGCGCGATCGCGTATTGGATCTGATTTCGGCGCAGTTCGGCGACGAGGCGGGCGAGAAAATGAAAACCATCGTCGAGTCCGGCGTCACGGTCGAGCAATTCCAGGCGATCAAGGGTCTTGCCGGTGACGGCGGAAACGTCCAGGGCGAAAAAGAGTCCGACGAGGAAAGGGCCGCGCGCGAGGCGGCGCTCAAGGCGATCGAGGATTCCGGGGCGGACAATCCGGGCGCGGACGCCGGGGCGACGGGGCAGAATGGCAAGGACTATCTGACGCTGGTCGCCGAGTACAAAGAGCAGCATAAATGCGGGGCGATCGAGGCGCAGACGGCTATTTCAAAAGCCTACCCGGACAAAAAGCGCGAATTTTTGGAGGGTCAAGGAAAATTGAGCGTCGCGAAATAGGCGATCGCACAAAATGATTTTAGCGGCAAAAATGACAGCTATCAGCAACAAATAACGAGGGAGAAATCGAAATGCCATATCAAGCAGGAAATATCACGGTAATGGCCGACGAAAAATTGGAAGCGAAGCGTCGGGTCAAAATCGACACGAACAACGCGACCGCAGATCCGCCAAAGGTGCTTTATGCCGACGCGGGCGAGGATGCGATCGGCGTTACCGAGTACAGTGTCGCGACCGGCGAGCTGGTCGGGTTGCGACCGCTAAACGGCGAGGGGACGTTCGAGATCGAATGCACGATCGACAGCGCGATCAACGTCGGGACGGTGCTCTACGCGGCAGCGGACGGCAAGGTTTCCGACGCGTCCAGCGGGTCCGCCGTTGGCGTGGCGTTCGAGAACGCAAGCGCATCAAACGAGCATATCGAGGTCGTTATGTGGTCGCTGAAATCCACGACCGCCGCGACGGTTTCGATCGCGGATGCGGGCGGATTCACTTCCGAGGCGACAGTCGAGGCGGCGTTGCAGGAAATTTATCAGCATATCGCGAGCGCCCAGGCGTTTATCCCGATTTCGCTTTTCGATCTGCGCGAGCATTCGACCATGAGCGTTGGCGCATCCAATACCGTCATGGGCGCGCTTGCGTCCGACACGACTCCGATTTTGGGTCCGATCAACGGCGGGACCGACGGAGCGCAACGGGTTCATTGGGCAGCGGCGGACGTTGATCCGGTAATGTTTCAGGTCGCCTTGCCTCCGGATCTGGACGTTTCCGCGAACGTTGTTTTGCATGCCAGGGTCGCGCAAAGCGACGCGACCGACTCCGGTTCGATGACGGTCGAAAGCTGGTTCAACGAGGGCGACACGAAAGTTTCCGACACGCTCGCCGCGAACGCGACAACCGATTACGCGGAAGTGACGGCGACAATCGCGGCGGCGGACGTACCGACCGGCGCTCAAGTTCTGACGTGTTCCCTGACTCCGGCGGCGCATGCGAACGACGCAATTTATCTGACGGGCCTTTGGATCGAGTACACCCGGAAGATTTTGACCGCCTAACCGCTTAACGCGGAATTGACGCGGGCTATTTTTTGAATAAACCGAGAAATCACAAGGAGTAAATATCATGCCAGCAAAAAATAATGCCGCAGTATATCGGCCTGACTTGGGTCAGGCGGTTATGGAGTACGTCGAGGGTGCGACGATGCAATATATCGGACTCCAAGTCATGCCGGTATTTCGGACGGCAAAAGCGAGTTCGTCATATCCGGTTATTCCGAAAGAGGCGTTGCTTAAACTCGCCAAGGTCGAGCGCGCGCCGCGCGGTGTTTATCATCGCGATGATTTCGAATGGGAACGCGGTTATTTCTCAACCACGGAGAAAGGGACCGAGGAACCGATCGACGACACCGAGCGCGAGCTATTCGACGAAGAAGCGCAGGGCATGGCGGACATGATCGCCGTCAAGCGAGCGATGGACCGCGTTTTGCGCGCCCAGGAAAAGCGGATCGCGGATCTGCTTTTCAATACGACGAATTTTTCCGCGAACACAATTACGCATGAATGGGACGACGCGTCGAATTGCGTTCCGATCGATGATGTGAACGACGGGATGGTTTCCTTTCGTGCGGCTTGCGGAATGTTGCCGGACGCGTTGATCATTTCCTATTCGACTTTTTTGGATTTGAAAAACTGCGACCAGATCGTCGATCGTTTGAAATACACGTTTCCCGGCATTGACATTAACACAATGGATGCGCGGCAGTTGGCGGCGGTTTTCGGTATCCCGCGCGTTCTGGTCGGCGGCGGGGTTTACGATTCCGCAGGCAAGGGGATCACGGCGAGCGTTACAAATCTTTGGTCAAACGAATACGCGATGCTCGTCAAAATCGCGCAGTCGCCGGATTTTCGCGAACCATGCGTCGGGCGGACTTTTCTCTGGACGGCGGACAGTCCGACGAATCCGATCGTCGAGGAATATCGCGAGGAAAAGATCCGGTCCGACATTTATCGGGTGCGGCACCATTGCTCCGAATCGTTGCTCAAATCGTACGACGACAGCGGGACAGCGGTTTCCAATATCAGCGCCGCATGTGCGTATTTGATGGACAACGTCACGACCTAAAGCGAAAGCGGGTCGGAATAAATAACAAGGCGGCGGTTGCGGGTTGACCGTCGCCGAATTAAAAGGATTTTTGATCATGCGAAAATGGGAGAAAATCGCGCCGGAGCTGGACGCGGTCGAGCGCAAGGCGATCGAGTTTTTTGAGGCGCGCGGTTACGAGGTTTTAACCGACGTTTTGATCGAGGATTGCCGACTAAAAGACGGCGGGCGATCGCGAACGTTTCGAAAGCGCGGTCGATACCCGTTGATTTTGGTCAAAAAAGAAATTGTCCCGGTTGATTCGGTCGCGACGGGGAAGCCGATCGAGGAACCGGCGGCAAACGTCGGCGAGGCGGATCGAGAAGTCAATGAGAATGGGCCGTCAGTCGAAATTGAAAAAATCGACGACGACGCGATCGACAGCGCGGAAGACGAAACGACCGCCTCTGCCGACACGCCGAATATTTGGGACGACGTTAATTCGTGGCTGCGGAAAAGCACAAAGATTTTCGCGGAAATGATCGCGGATCATGGCGTCGATATGGCGGGCGCGAGCGACGAGGCGCGCGAAAAAGCAAGGCGCAAGTGCGACAATTTGGGCGTTGAGTGGCCTTTAGATGACGACGACGATCAATGATGTTTACGACCACGCGATCGCGGACGTGTTCGACACGTTCGGGGTTGCGGCGACGTTCACGCCTCAAGTGGGCGATCCGGTTTCCTGTACGGTGATCGTGCGGTCGGATGCGGAGATTCAGGCGAGCGAGTACGGGTCGGAGCTACATGCGAAGGCGTTCCGGGTTCGCTACAATCTGGCGGATACGGGGCAGATCGCCGTCCGGGGCGATTTGTTCACGGTCGGTGATGAAACGTACAAAGTCCAGGCGTCGGTTGAATTGAAAAACGGGCGCATGGCGGAAGCGTTGGCGCGGTTATGGTCCGATTACACATAGACGTCAATCAGGATGACATTGATCGCGTTAAGACAATGCTGGCGGGCGTCAAGAACGGATCAAAGCGCGTACAGGTGCGGGCGATCAACAAAACACTGACCAATACGCAGACGAAAGCGGTCGACGAGATTTATCAGCAGTACAACATAACTAAAACGAATATACGCGCGGTTATGAGTTTGTTTAAGGCTAACTATTCTAAGATTTCCGGGGCATTTTGGGCGATCAGCGGACCGACGCCGTTGATAAAGTTTGCCGGGACGCGGCAGACGTTGAAAGGCGTAACGGTCAAGGTCATGCGAAGCGGAAATCGAGAATTGTTGAAACACGCATTTATAGCGACCATGAAGTCCGGGCATAAGGGGGTTTTTTGGCGCAAATGGTCCGGGCAGCGCGAGCCGTTTGTTAGAACAAAGAGCTATGGTCATCTGGCCGGGACAAAATACGCGAAACCGATCGAGGAAAGATTTGGTCCGAAAGTGACGGACGCGCTGGACAAACCCATACCGATGAAACGCGTTTTAGATCATGCGGGCGAACGAATCACATATCATTTGAACCACGAACTTGAATACGAGCTTTCAAGACTATGACCGAAACGATCCGCGAGCAAATAATCGACAACGTCGCTTCTAAGATAACGGAGATCCGCACGTCGAAGGGATACCGGACAAATATCGGGGCGAGCGTTGCCAAAGCGCGCCAAGAGTTCAACGCGGGCGAATTGCCGGTCATTGTTGAATGGCCGAGTCGCGAAACGGTCACATTTGAAAACAAGGCGGAAGTTCATTTGATGTTAATGCGAATCATCGGGATCAAAGCGATTCAAGATGGCGACCCGTCGGATTTGCATGAGCAAATGTTCGCGGACATTGTCGAAAACATTATCGGCGATAAATGGGTCGTCGATTTCACGTCCGGCGGGACGCATGAGCCGGTTGTCGGCGATACGATCGAGGGGGCGACGTCCGGGGCGACCGGATACATCGAGGCGGTCGAAGTATCGAGCGGCGCGTGGGCGGACGGCGACGCGGCGGGCGATATCACGATCAGGCGGAAAAACGGCGTTTTTCAAGCAGAGAACGTTGATATCGGAACGAATTCGAATGTGTTCACTATCGACGGAACGTTGACGCATAGGTCGCCGCTATACACGACGACGGGCGATCTCGCGCAGGATATCAAGATGATTGCGGGCGGGACCGACGAGTATCCGGCGGGGGCGGACGAAGGGGTCAAAGCGCCGGTCGAGTTTCTTATCGAGTATGTAACGGCAAAAGGCAATCCATACAGGCAAATCACAGCATAACAAGGAGTAAAACCGATGCCAAGTGCTGAAAATGCAAAAATTCAAATAGAGGCGGGTCAAACCTTAAACGATTACGCGGCAATGACTGACGCCGGGGATCATCTGGTTTTTACGATCTCTGGCGGGACGGTCTGGTCCGGGAAATCCGGATATGCTCCAATCGTGCGACCGAACGGCATATCTTCCGGGCTGAATCTGATTTCGATCGCCGCGACGAACGATCAGGTCAACGTCGCGGCGTTTTCCGCGTATTGCAAGGGATCCGAAACGGACGTCAACGCGGCGCTGGTGACGTTCGGGCGACCGACGAGCGCGGGCGTCTCCAAGGTGACGTCAATCACGATGGCGAGCGACGGATCCCTGGCGGCGGTCGAGGGGACAGAGGGTGCGAGCGCGGCGTTTTCCGAGACGCGCGACGCGGCAGGCGGACCGCCGTTGATCCCGGTTAATTCTATCGAATTGGGTCAGGTGCGAGTGGTCGGCGCAACGTCCGGCGCTCCGACGGCGGACGAAATCAAACAAGTTCGCGGGCAACATGCGGAATATGCCAATTATCCGGTATGGGACGAATTTCCGATCGGAAAGGGGCAATCGGCGGACAGCAGCGCGGAGAAAAACGCGCATATCAAGTTTGCAAGCGCGTTGCCCCAGGCGCACACCGGACCGGCGTCAAAGGGTGTTTATATCCGCTATTATGCGCCGGTATTTTCCGAGGTTCAGCGCGCAATGGGATTTGTGCCAGCGGAAAACTCGCACACGTTGAACACGCAGGAATATTATCGCGGATCCATTGCGTCGGTTGCGTCGGCGTTGGGCCAGGGTGGTTTTACCGCTTTGCTTGACGACGGCGTAACGGACACGCTGGTCACGGAAAAGGATCAGATCCTAAACGTGAAATTTTATCCGGACGAAAACAAGTCCGCGTATATTCTGACGCAGGGCAAGATCGGATTGCGTCGGACTTATCCGGAAGCGAATCAGATCCAAGCCGAAGTGACAGTATCCGCCGAAAGCGAATCGGCAGAATTCGCAAGCTAAAATCGGCGAGGGGCGGTTGTCCCGTAAATTTGCCCCGGTGATATGAGCGGCGAGGCGGTCGCAAGGATCGCCGGGGCTTTTTTTTAATCAAAATCAAAAGGGGGCGATTTTGAAAATTAGCGTTTGCATGATCGTGAGAGACGAGGAAAAGAATCTCGCGCGTTGCCTGGAATCGTTGCAACGGCAAGAGATTTTTGACGAGTACGTCATCGTCGACACGGGGTCAAAGGACAAAACGATCGAGATTGCGAAGGGGTTCGGCATCGAACCGATTATCCCGGACGATCTCGATTCGCTTTTTGTAAAAACAAAATACGGCGAAAAAATCAATTTTAGCGCGGCGCGGAATTACTCGATCGATCAGGCGACCGGCGATTGGTTATTTTTCATCGACGCGGACGAGGAAATTGTTGGAACGTCTCTTTCGAGGTTGCCGCAATTTCTGGAATTGCAGGAATTGTCAACGGACGGCGTCGCGTTCTGGATGGTCGATATAAAGCGCGGGCGCGAATCGTTTCGGTTTATTACGCCGAAGTGTTTTCGACGGGGCGGGGTTCGGTACGAAAACATCGTTCACAATCGCCCCGTATGCCGCGAGCCGGTCGTTTTG